TCTAGCACCAACGTGTTATCACTTGAGTGTGTAGCGCGATAGGTAAGAATGTTACCGTTAGTACCATTTGCATCGACGACCTCAACACCGAAATCAATAAAGAAATCCTCGCTGGTAAAGTCGCTTGTAACATTCGTGTTCTCTTCGTTGATGAACTTGACAACAGCAGTGCAGTCCAAGCCTACTTGCTCGCTCGGTAGCTCATCAGTAACAAAGCTGTACGACGTACTGATGTTGGCACCGTTGCTCCTATCGAATGCACTGACGTCGATAACATAGCGATCCGTACTTGTGGTTGTCCATTGTTCCGGCTCGTAGTACTGGGTACCCGCGTTCACCTTCATTTCTATTTCCACATGCACGCGCGATTCTGGCAAGCCGAAATCGAAGCTACCATTGGGAGACACCTGGAACTCTATAAAGCCAGACACGCGGAATTTTGTGCCTGTCTCATATGTGCGGTCGGTGTCGGCCAACGTTACATTCTGGCCGCTAGTAACTACAGTATCGTCATTGCCTCGGACGATATACATGTTACCGTCATAACGTCGGGTACGTTCAACGGATCGCACGGGAGGCAGGTGCGTGAAGGTGTGTCCTGCAAGCTTGTTGTATTCCGTGCCGGAATCCTGCTTGTAATTGGTATTCATCCAAGTGATGTCAGAAACGGTCCACGCTACGCTGTCCGCGTCTTTGTCGACTTGCTTGACGCTCGTGCTGATAGCTTCAGCATCGCTCACCCGCTGATGTACATTGATAGGCCAAAACCAAAACACACCTTCAGATTGAAAGACGCGAGCATTGAAACAGGTTGCTAGGCTGTGCAGTATGTCGTAGGCGCTGTGCGCTTCCGTTGTGCCATCCTCCAAAACCTTTACGGGCGTCTGTGCTATGATTTCAGCCAGTGGGTCGGTGTCATCCTCAGTACTGTGTAGCTCCGTGTCGTTGATGTACCGCAGAATCGGTTCTGCGTCTGGCCAAAGACTATATGTGCGCAGTCCACCTAAGCAGCGAACCAGTTGCTTCGTCACTTGCAATCCACTACCACCAACATCGCCAAGCGACAGACTGAAGTCAACGTCCTTGAGGTTACCTAGATCGTCGCTGGCCGTGAGCCGTACAGCAGTCGGGAACGGTTCGTCATTGCGTTCTACTTGCTCTGCCAGTAGCACCCCACGCCAGTAAATCTCGTTGTCTCCGTCAGGATCGCGGTATATCTCCAGCAGCAAACGTCCTTCAGCGAAACTGTACAGCAGGTCCAGCGTTTGCGTATGTGCGGCCACTTGCTCGTACAGCGTAAATTCTACCGTGCTTCCAATGATGGGTTGGTGTTGCTGCTCGTTGTTACCAGAATAGCTCAACACAAAGCCTTCACTACCCAAGGTGAATTCGGTAGCGTTGGCCGCATTCCAAGTGACGTTGGTATCGTAGATACTGACGCGCCAGCTGTCGCCTTTGTCGTCGGTGAATTCACCGTATAGCCTATTGCCTGCCATTAAAATCCTCGTACTCTATTGCGGTCAAATCCTGCGCGTTCGCTGCTAATCAAAATGTCGCGACCATCGAGGCGCCCAGTTACGGTTACGTTCCCGCCGCCCATCATCTGTTGAAGCTTATCAAGTGGTGCAATTACCTCAGGATTTGACAGGCTCGTACCTGGTCCTTCACCAACCATCGCCATTGTTGGACCTGTCACCATACCACCAGCGGCAAAGCCTTGTACCCCAAAACCGCCTGCCATAAACTTACCCAAGCCGCCTTTCACGGCTCCGCTACCTGGAAATAGTATGCTTAAAGCGGCAAACGCGGCGAGCATTGCAGCCAATTTGACTAGTAGCTTTTCAAGCATGTCCATCATGAAATCTCTGAAACTGCCGGCACCAGCTCGAATACTTGAAAAGGCTTGCTCCATCAATCCTGGCAACTGAGCCGCGGCAAACTCACCAAGCGCCGCCATGCGGTCTGTGGTGCTTATGGCCATAGCCTTGACCTCTTCAAAACTGCCTTTAAGAGTGTGGTTAGCTGCAGCAGCGGCCATGATGTCGCTGGCCATTAGCCCGTGCATCTCTGCCACCTTACCCATTTCGAGCAGATGGCTTCTTTCCATCTCCACCAGCTCTTCTTTTACCTTCTTGTTTTCTTGCTTAGCGGCCGTCTCTGTTTCCGTGTTCGCAATGACGTCGCCTTGCGCTAACGTGCCACTGAGAACCTGGTTATTCAGATCACCTGTGGCCTGTGCCAGCATCTTCTGCATTTCCAGAAGTGGCTTTAACGCAGCCGCCTGCTCTTTGGCTTCTTCCATGCCTGGTGCCAAACCACCAAGGCCCATAATATTCATAACGCCAATCAAGCCCACTTGCGCGTTACTTGGGCCGCCACTAGATGCGGCCATAATTTCGCTTATGGCCTTGCTGGCAGCGGCCATCTTTTGTTCAACCTCATCAAGGTTATTTGTGCTGGCTGTGCCAAAGCTGTTCATAGCTTCTTCAGCCAAGCCCAATGCCGCTGATACATCGCTTTGAGCCACGCCGCTTAGACCTCGCAGGCTTTCTGTAGCTGATTCCAGTACCTTACCAAACTTGGAGGTAAGGCCGGTTTTCTCTGCCGCCTTGGCCAACTCTATTCCTAGATTGTCCATGAGCGTACTGATGCGGCCTTCTACCGTCTTACTCAGGTTCTCCATAGCGCCAGCAGCCAAGCCGCCTTCCTTGGTCATATTGCCTAGCGCCTCATTAAACTGTTCGACGCTGACAGCGCCGGCGCCAAATTCCATATTGGCATCACCTGTGACGGTGCGCAGCTGGTCGAAGATGGGTATACCGCGTTCAGCAAGTTGGTTCAGGTTCTCTAACTCCACCTTGCCTTTCGCTTGGACCTTAGCGAAGATGGCCGCAATGTCTTCAATGCTTTGTCCAGAACTGGCCGCGATATCGCCCAGCATCTTTAGTTGGTCTTGAAGTTCGTTGCGTTGCGTGCCTACGGCTAACAACTGGCGTGCGGCGCTACTGACCTGCTCAAGTTGAAACGGAGTCTTAGCCGTAAAATCATTTAACTCTTTGACAATCGCGGCTGCCTTATTCGCACCGCCAGCAATACTGATGAAGCCAGTGCGCAGCGTCTCCATCTCCGCGCCTTTCTTAATCAGCATTGCCACGCCCGCAACTAACGTGGTGCCAATGACAACAGCCGCGTTCTTGGCCATGCCCGCGATCTCACCGAAGTTCCTGCGGAAGTTGCCTTTGACGCGGCGCAGGTCACCATTGAGTTTGCTTAGGCCTGTTTTATCTATACCAATGGTAACCTTGAGATCCTTGAGTTTAGCCATTTGACATCCTGTTCAGTGCGTTCTTTAGAAGCTGGTTGTTGCCTTTCTTCTTCGGCTTCTTCTCCCACGGGAAGATAGCAAGGTCCTGTGGCTTAATGCTGTGACCTTTCTTGGTATGTGGTGACAGCATCAACGTAGCCAGCCACCGCGTACGTTCCCACTCTGCCTGCTGTCGTACTTCCTCAAGCTGGTGGAATCCTTGTGCGGCAATCAGGAACTCTTCTAACGTCATAGAATAAAAAGAGGTGGGATCGAGCCGCAGTTGACCCAATCCCACCTTCAAACAATCTTCAATCGTCAGCGCTTTACCGTCGCCTTTTTTTTTCCGTGCCGGTGTTCAACATCCCGGCGACGGCTTCACCCAAAGCTTCCAAGTCGGACAAATCAATCAACCCAAGGAAGTCATCCAACGTCCACTTGAATGGTACGTCAGCACTCTTAGCACCAGACTGTGCCATAAAGTACACCAACGTTCCAATCTCTACCACGTCGTCAGACAGGTTGCCCAACTCAATGCCAGCTTCTTTTTTGGCGTTAGCCAAGGCGCGCATATCGCACCGCAAGGTGAATTCCTTGCCCGATAAAGTCAGCTTCATTAAGCGACGACCTGGGTAATGGCTCCGGTGATTTCAAACGTGGCGCTGTACGTCACGTTGTCTTCCGTTCCTCCGCTTACCTCCATAGAGGTGCAGAAACCATTGCAGGTGTAATTGTAGTCGTCACTGGCGTCATCGAAACCGAAGACCAGTGCCACACTAGCGCGGCCATCCAAGGTCGTAAACAACGTACCGCCAGCACCGCCCGCGCCGTCGTCATCAACCAAACCTGATACGCTGATGGTACCCGAACGCACACCTTCCAGAAGCTCACGGTATCCCGAGCTGTCTTTGGTGGTGATGTCGCGCGTTTCCATATTGATGGAAATGCTGCCTTCTGTCTGATCAGGTAGCGCCGTGCCGCCAACCTTCAACAGGAATACTGTGCCGTTAAGAATGGCCATTACTTCTTTTCTTTTGCTTTGTTCGTGTTGTTCGCGATGATAGCGTTGAACAGCAAATCAACGTATGCAAACACCCGATCATCGTTAATGCTCGGTGTCAAGTTCACTACCACCTTGGCGAAGGCCATCAATGCCAGCAGCAGTTCGGCCCAATGTGCGAGGAAGAATTCCATGGAACCAATTTAGATAGAATCACCGAACCAACCCGCCGCTTCTGCTTCCTCTTGCGTCAATATTTCAGAGTCGCTAGGCATCAGATATTGGAACAGCACCACCGGCGACGTGCTGATGTAG